CCCGTCTACCCATTGAGAGGAGGTGAAATATTATGGCAATACTACAAAGTGCGTTGGTTGAGCCTTTGCTCTCCCGGTCGCAAACTGCAGTGATACGCGATATTGCTCGTGTAACTCAATTGAATGAAGCCTTAAAAGGTTTAATCCTCATAAAGCAGTCTTTTGATTCTAACCAATTGGCAAAGCCAACGGTTACATCAATTCTTGCAATTGAAGAATACCTTCGTGCTGAAATCATACGAGTTTTAATGCAAATTAAAACCCCTGCAATTGCAGCTGGTAATTCAAATGAATCTACCAAAGCACCTGGTAATGTCCCAGGTATCTCACACACCCCATAGGGTATTCGAGACCTGAATAACTCCATGGTTGTCTCGTCGACAATCTGATAGCACTAGAATCCCAATCCAATTTATTGGAGAAAGGACCATAGTATGGACCCTGAAAAGAGTCTACTATCGGGATTGACGTTAAGACTTCTTGTGGTAGGTTTACCAAAGCATGTTATTAATCCATTTGGTAGGATCATAACACGTTGGGTTACCTGTAGTGGTGAAGAATGGACTATTAAAAGGTTGAAAGACCTCAAACAGTCTCTTATTCACCTGCGCTCTGGACTTCCTCTAACTATTCCTTTAGCAAAGAATAGAAAGGGTGAAATCAAGGGCACTGTTGGTTACATAATGAGATGGGCTCTTAAATCCGATGATAACTTTTGTAAGGTTATCAACTCGTTTATGGCCTATACCCATTGGACTTCTAGTATCCTTACTAAAAGTCAGAGGAAGAAATTCCTCGATGCAATCAATACCACACCTGCGGTTATTCCGCAAGGCTTGAAAGACCTTATCAGAAGGTCAACCAAGCAGGTTATCCAGTTAAGAACAGTAAAAACTGTGCCGTCACCTCTAATTACATGGAGAGGTAGTGACTCAAAAAGAGCCCCTACACTCTATGGAACTAAGAGGCAAAGTGAACATCTCCTCTATGAGCTTATGCTCGTAACCAATGAGGGTACTTGGGATCATATTCTGAACCTTTGGGATAGCGTGTACCAACACGTATTCAAAGGTCTTGATGTCCGTCGACTTGTCGATGAACTTCATACAGATTGTTTCTCAAGTAAACCAATGGTAGCAGGGGAGGTTCATTTCCTTCAGGAGCCTGGATACAAGTTGAGAAGCATTGCTTCTCCTTATAGACTATTCCAAGTGGCTTCACAACCACTAAAGAGTGATCTAAAAGATATTGTATATAGTCTCCCTTGGGATTGCACACATGATCAGACTCGTGCATTCGCACCCATTCAGAAAGCAATCAAAGAAGATCGAATGATCCATTCTGTGGATCTATCATCTGCTACTGATCTCTTTCCGTTTGAGTTACAGGAGATAGTTTTACAAACTATCTATGGCAAAGAATCACCGTTCATCCGCCTGGTACAGGACGTATCCCGTGCCCAGTGGAAGTCGGAAATAGGTATGGTTAGTTGGAAGAAGGGCCAACCCTTAGGGTTTAATCCCTCCTTCTTTCTATTCACACTTACTCATGGCCTCCTTCTTTATGGCCTCAATGGCTATAAATGGAACCATGATTTCTATGTCGTAGGCGATGATGTGGTTATATTGAATGATACTTTGTATCAACAGTATATCCATGCCCTCGCTCACCTTGAATGCCCCTATTCACCAAGCAAATCAATAAATTCTTGCAAGCTTGCTGAGTTTGCAGGAAAAATTATTATCAAAGATATGGTCATTCCACAATTAAAGTGGCATGATGTATCTGATGATAATTTCATTGATATTGCTCGTTTAATAGGACCACGAATCAGGACCATGCTCACTAAACGCCAAAATGAAGTCTTGAATGTGTTTGCACACGTTCCTGATTTCATTCACCCTTACGGTCTTAATTGGTCGTATCCAGGATCTAATCTTGGATCGATGATTAAGGCCGGTGAGAGTTTGGTGTTTGATGAGACTGTCCTTTCGTCTCTAACGGGACTAAGTAAGACTGTACATCGTCAGCTTTATGCTAACTATGCACATCTTTCCGATGATCTCGTGGACATTGTCCAGAAGGACATTGTCTCTGACGAAATCAGAACCTTCGACGTGAAGGTTCGTTCTGTATTCGCACAGCTAGGTTATACTCGTAGAGAATACGAGAGTGGCCTAGAGGGTCTGCGCGACCTACCTGAGACTCATGTCAGGACCTTAGGGTCCCGTATGCTGCCTCTTGAAGGGGTTCCACCCTCACGGGTGACTCTCCTCCATCGGTTGGTCCGGTTCTTACGAACTGTACACAAGGGATCTTAACTATC